ATCAGGAACGCCGGGATACCCCGGCACTACGAGTTTCCAGAAAATGTGTCCGCGCGCTTTAGCGATCTTGCGGCACCGCGCCTCTATGTGTTTTTCCATTTCTTAAAATACCATGATTGACATTTTAGCGCGACCGTCGGTAATGTGCGACTAACAAACAGGAGACAGTATGCAGCATGCACCCTTCGGGAGTTCGACCGCCGAGCGCGTAATGAACTGCCCCGGCTCAGTTGCCCTCAACGCCAAGTCACCAGAACAGCCAGCCAGCGAGTACGCAGCCAAAGGCAGCGCGCAGCATGCGTTGATCGAGCATCTGCTGCTGGACGGGGGCGAGCCTGCCGAATTTATCGGCGCGGTATTTGCCGGCGTGGAAATCGACGAGAGCATGGCCGACGACGTTGCCATCGCGTTGCGCGCGACAGAAGAAATGCTGGAGGAGTACAACGGCGAGCAGCTTGTCGAGCAGCGGCTGGTGATCGTGCCCGACGCGATATTTGGCACCGGAGATGTTATTGCCACGACGCGCGACGGCGCGCGGGCCTTGATTGCCGATCACAAGTTTGGTTACGTCGGCGTTGACGCGAGCAGTCCGCAGTTGAAGTTTCTTGCGGCGGCATTTCTGGTCGATCCGGCCACGGCAGATATCAGCAAGGACGTCGAGGAGTTTGAGCTGGCTATCATCCAGCCCGCGTTCGAGCCCGCAGTCACCAAGACCACGGCGACGCGCGCCGAAATCGAAGTATTCCTGCGCAGCATCAGGCTGGCGCATACGGCGGCCAAGGCGCCCGGAGCGGAAACGCGGATGGGCGACTGGTGCAAGTGGTGCCGCGCCAAGGCGATCTGCCCCGCGCAGATGAAGCTCTACTCGGACTTGATCGACGTCAGGATACATCCCGACTGGTCGCTGCAGGCGCTGGGCGAGATGCTGGAGAAGAGCAAGCAGGTCGAGAGCCTGATCGAGAGCGTCAAGGATCGCGTCAAGCACGAGCTGGCAAACGGCCGCACCGTGCCGGGGTGGCGACTGAAGGCGGGCGCAGCGCGCCTGATGTGGGCTCTGCCGCCCAAGGAAACCATCGCATCGCTCCGGGGCCTCGGCCTGAAGGGCGATAAGGCGATACAGCCAATTACGCCAGCCGCCGCCAAGAAGGCGTTGAAGCTGGAGGAACTTCCCGACGATCTCGTCGTGAAGGGCACGAGCGCGCCATCGCTCGCTCGTGATGTCGACGCGGCAGACGCTGTCCTGCCCGCGGCGGCCTTTGCAAGGGCAGCAGCACTAGTAAAAGGAAACAGGTAACATGAGCAACGAAATCAGTCTCTTCGCGAAGGGCGGCCTGCCGCCCGTGGACATGAACGCCTACAAGCAGTCGCTGAAGGCGATGGCGTCGGCCAGCAAGGCGTCGCAGGGTGGCCTGCCGTTCCTGCGGCTGCTGCGCGACGGCCTGTGGGTCTACGGCGCCGACAACACCGAAGTCGAGGAAGGCAGCCTGTGGGCTGTCAACTCGTTCTCGATGTCCATCGGCTGGATCGCGTGGGGCAACGAGGGCAGCAAGGAAGAGGGCACGGTTCTGGGCGAGATGTTGGCGCGCGCCGACGAGCTTCCCGTCTTGCGCTCCGCTCTGCCGGACGTCGGTGCCGAGTGGACGCCGTGCGTCTCGTTCGACCTGATGTGCGCGACGGGCGAGGACAAGGGGACGCTGGTCCGCTTCAAGTCCAACTCGGTCGGCGGCCGTCGCGCGTTCAGCGACTTGCTGCAGCTCGTTGCTGCGGCAATGGACGACGGGACGGGCAAGTGCATCCCGATTGCCGAGCTGAATGCCGACAGCTACCCGCACAAGAAGTTCGGCAAGATTTACACGCCGATCTTCGACATCAAGAAGTGGGTGATGCCGGATGCGTCCGATCTGGGAACTGCCCCTGCGAAGGCTGTTGAGGAGCAGCCCGCCGCCGAAAGCACGGTTCGCCGTCGCCGCCAGCGGTAGTCGTCAGGGGAACGGGGGCGGCCTCGTGCCGCCCCCGCTTTCATGGAGAATGGTATGGGATTGATTTGTTCTGTCGACTACGAAACGTCGTCGCCGCGCGACCTTACCAAAATCGGTGCCTACAAGTACGCCAAGAGCGCCAAGATCATGTGCGCCGGCTACGCGATATACGAGGAGAACACGTTCGAGCCCGCGATGGTCAAGCCGTGGCGCGCGTGGGCGAGCGAGCCCATGCCCCCGGACTTGCTGGCGGCGTTGGCCGATCCAGACGTCAGGCTGTTCGCTTGGAACGCCCAGTTCGAGCGCCTGATCACGCAACACGCTGCGGGCATTGCCGCCCCGCTGGAGAAGTGGCACTGCACCGCCGCGCGCGCCCGCGCCTCGGCCTACCCCGGCAAGCTCGACCTGTGCGCCAAGGCGCTGGGCATCCCGCAGAAGAAGGATTTGGCGGGCGGCAAGCTGATGAAGAAGCTGTCGTCGGAAGGCAGCGGCACACCGGAAGAGTACGAGCGTGTGCTTGAGTACTGCATGCAGGATGTCGTCGTCGAGGCGACCATCGGCATGGTCGTGCGCGACCTGACGCCCGACGAGTGGCAGGACTACTGGGTCTGCGAGCGCATGAACGACCGCGGCATCCCGGTCGATATCGAGCTGGCGCGCGCCGCGCAAAGCTATGCGCAGGTCGAGGCGGCGGAAATCGCGGCCGAATTGAAGCAGGTCACCAAGGGCGCGGTGACGAGCGCCAAGGAGTTCAAGCGGATCAAGGCGTGGCTCCTTGAACAGGCACCGGACCTCGTGACCCTGCTGACCGGCGAAGACGGCAAAGTCTCGCTCGACAAGTCGGCGCGCATCACGGCGCTTGAGAGTGGGTTGGACCTGCCACGCGATGTCGAGGACTTGCTGCACCTGATCGACGACGCGGGCCGCGCCAGCACGGCCAAGTACGCCGCGATAGAGAACAGGACCGACGAAGACGGGCGGCTGCGAGGCGCGTATCTGTTCAACGGAGCCGGGCAGACAGGCCGTTTTTCCGCAATGGGATTTCAGCCCCACAATTTGGTGCGCGACAAGCTAGAAAACGCGAACCGGGTGATTTCAGCCGTGCTCGATGGTTCGACGGCGAACGAAGTCAAGGCGCTGTCCGGGGTGAACATCCTGACGACGCTGGCGCGCCTGCTGCGTCCGACCATCGTTGCGGAGAACGGCAACGTCTTGGTCTGGGCCGACTACGCCGCCGTCGAGGCGCGCGCGCTGCCGTGGCTGGCCGACAACGTCGCCGCCAAGGGACTGCTCGACCTTTTCCGCAAGGGCGAGGATGTCTACAAATACACCGCCTCGGATATCTACCGGGTGCCGGTGGATCGCGTGGATAAAGAGCAGCGCCAGATGGGCAAGATCGCAGTGCTTGCGCTGGGATACCAAGGAGGAAAGAACGCCTTCCGCAAGATGGCGCGCGCCTACGGGCTGAAGATCGACGACGACACCGCCGAGAAGATCAAGCTTTCGTGGCGTCACGTAAACCCGTGGGCGAAGAAATTCTGGTCCGACCTCGAAGCGGCGGCTATTTGCGCCGTGCGCAAGGCAGGCACGATCCATGCGGCGGGGCGCGTCAAGTACATGTTCCACGGCGACATGCTGTATGCGCTGCTCCCCTGCGGGCGCCTGATCGCGTACCCCGAACCGCGCCTTGACGCGGTCGACGGAAAATTCGGGCCACAGATGCAGCTCACGGCTCTGAAGGCGTCGCTGCACCCCAAGAAAGGCGAGACTGCGTGGCCCCGCGTTGCGCTCTACGGCGGCCTGCTCGCCGAGAACGCGACCCAAGGTTTCTGCGCTTCGCTGCTGCGTTCGGCCGCGCGCAGGCTCGACGATGCAGGCTGGCCTGTCGTCATGCACACGCACGACGAGATGCTGGTCGAAGTTGCCGAGGATGAAGTCGACGACGCCAAGATCGCGTTGCAGGCCGCCATGCTTCTCAACCAGTGGCCCGAGTTACCGCTTGCTGCGGAGCCGCAACACGGATACAGCTACGACAAGTAAGAGGTCGACATGGAATTGGATAATTTTATAGCCCGCGTTTTTGGCGACGTGCCCGACGACGAGATCGTTGGCATCGTCCAGCGCGGCAAGGACAACTTCGGTTGGCTGGTGATACCCTACAAGAAGAGCCGCACCAAGCTGCGCCCCGACGCCGCCAGTTACTACTGCATCTCGACGTTGAAGAAGCCAGAGCCGGGCGAGCCGCTGCGCCGGCTGATGCCGAACATGGCCAAGACCTACGGCCTTGTCTGCGATGACGTCGGCACGAAGATACTGGCCAGTAAATTCGAGGGCAAATTCCTGCCGCACTACGTCATGGAGACGAGCAGCGGCAATTTCCAGTATCACTACAATGTGCGGATGGCGCCCGAGCAGGGGCAAGTCCTGATCGAGGCCCTGATCGAGGCGGGCTACTCCGACCCCGGCGCCCGCGACGTCCACCGGCTCGTGCGCCTGCCGGGTTCGCTGAACTACAAGTACGATCCGCCCTTCGTGTCTCGTCTCGTCGAAGAGAATTGGGGCATGCCGCCCTACACGTTCGAGGAGATGGTTACGGATTTCGGGCTGACGCCGCGCGAGCCGACGTTACTGCGGCTTACCAAGCGCGCATGGAGCGGCGATACCGGCGGCGACGTCATCCTGAAGTGGCTGACCGAGAAGGGCATGGTTCTCTCGGAGCCGAACGACGACGGCTGGCTGTTCATCGAGTGCCCGTGGGCCGCCGAACACAGCGACGGCCGTTCTGATGCCAAGTATCAGATCGGCAACGGCTCAACCGGCACGGTGCATTGCTTCCACGGCGGGTGCCAGCACCGGACGCAGCAGGATTTCCGGCTCTGGTGCGCCGAGAACGGAGCGCCCGACTTCGAGGACGAGGCAGCGAAACAGGTAAGCGCCCTAGGGCAGAGACTTGCCGCGGTACCGAAAGGAGTTTTCGCCCCGCCGGGCCCTATGCCAACCCCGCCGCAAGGAGCCGCTGCGGGGGATATCCTCACCGGGCTGGTCCTGAAATACGCGGGGGCCCTGCCGCGCGAGGCTCTTCCAAGTCTTGAGAAGACAGGCAAGGGGGCCATAAAAGACGTGCAGAAGCCGGTTGCCGAGAACGTGCAGTGCATCATTGAAAGATGCGCCTTCGGCGTACTGCGCAACCATCTCAGCGGCGAAGTCGAGCTGACGCACGAAGACGCGGCGCTGGACGCCATACAGCTCCCCGAGGAGCGGGCGACATTGACCCGCGAGCTTATGATTTCGTTGGGGCAGCGGCTGGGCATATCCCTGCGCCCGACCCTGTCGGAATTGTTGCACGCCTTGGCGGGCAACAAGGGATATCACCCGCTGCTGGATTGGGTGATGGGGACGCCGTGGGACGGCAGCGACCGCCTGCGGGCCATGCTTGACACCGTTGAAACGCCAAACCCCGTATGGAGGGAC